AACAAGATGGGACATGATTGTCGCACATCCACCTTGTACTTTTCTTACTGTCGCGGGCAATAAATGGTTCAAGCCGGAATATAAACACCGTTTTCCGAAACGCAGAAAACAGAGGGAAGAAGCAGTAAAGTTTTTCATGAATATATGGAAAGCAGATTGTGAGAAAATCGCAATCGAAAATCCGCAAGGAATTATGTCCAGCAGATTCAGAAAGCCCGACCAGTATATAGACCCGTATATGTTTGGGGACAGAGAAAAAAAGAAAACAGGGTTGTGGTTGCGAGGGTTGCCAAAACTAGAGCCAACAAATATTGTTGAACCAATAATCATAGAGTGTGCGAGCGGTGCGAAAGAACCGCGATGGCATATGGATACAATGGGACTACCGCCGAAAGAGCGTTCAAGGGCGAGAAGCAAAACATTTCCGGGTATTGCAAAAGCCATGTCGGAGCAATGGGCCGGAAAGATGGAGGGTTAATCTATGGGAGCCACACGAAATGGTATTTACTATGACCTCAGGGAAAGCATTTTCATTTTCAATTCCGGAGATGCCGAAAAAGAAATTGAGTTGCGGTTTTCGAGCTTGCGCAACTTGCAGCGTTATCTTTTAGGTGTTGAGGAACATATTGAACTCATTGACAAGAAGCTGTCAAATATGGTGGGCGTTGAAGTTCACAACGACACAATGGGGCTTTTGTCCTACTACTTCCAGATAGAACGGAGAGGTTGCTATATCCGAACAGGGGAGGAAATTATATTATGGCAAAACGAAGTTTCTTTACAGGGCGAGAACGTGACGCGAAAGACGTCAGAAACGCCGTAGAACGTTTCAACAGGGCAGTGGAGAGGGCGGCAAAGACCGCCCCCGCCCAACTGGCAGAGTACCTGCCCGATAAGTTGGTGCTGGGAGAAGTTAAAAAGAATATCGGAAGCAAGGACGATTTGGAGAACTTTATGAAATCGGTTGCCCACGCTTCCGAGCCGGACGCGTTCACTTTCGTTCCTACGGAAAACGGCATCACAACAAAGCTGGATGTTATCCGGGTACAGGAGGGAGTGGAACGCGTAAATAGGGCTAGGGCGAAGCGGGCAGAGGAAGCGCGAAAAGAGGGAAACATCGGCGGCACTAAGGCACAGATAAAGAGACAGAACCTTGACCCGATCAGTTATGAACCGCTGAACAAGTCGAATAAAGAAATCAAGCAGTTTCTGATCCTTATCAGCCGTCTTGATACGGACGCGGACAGGGAAAGCAAGTCAGAGCTTTACAAGCGCAATTATATCAAGGCAGCAGAACATGAGCTTGGTAAGAGAGCTGCCCGAAAACTTGAAGATGCAATCAGAGGTATGACCGGGCAAGAAGTATATGATGCAGTTTTCGCAGACCCTATTTTGCAAATCGACACAATCTATTTTGGAGAATACTATGAGCCAACTATGTTCCTAAACCGAATACTTGCAAGGTGGGAGCAGTACGGGTATGATTCTAACAGCTGACTTTGAAACGACAACGGAAGCGCCCGCGAGAGTATGGGCAACTGGGTTGTGTGAAATAGCGAACCCTGACAACTTCATCTACGGGAACAGTATAGATTGGCTTTTCGAATGGTTGATCGACAGCGAGGAAAGCCATACGCTATATTTTCACAACTTGCGTTTCGATGGTCAGTTTATTCTGTTCTACCTCTTTACTCATGGGTACGAGTGGACAGATAAAAAGAATCTAAAGCAAGGTCAATTCAAGACGCTAATTTCCGACATGGGGATGTTTTACAGCATTACGGTATGCTTTGAGGACGGTGGCAGGAACGACAAGAAAGAAGTCACGTTTCTGGATAGTTTAAAAATCTTGAATTTCAGCGTGGCGCAGATTGCCAAAGGTTTTGGTCTCCCGATAATGAAAGGTGAAATTGATTATGAAGCAGACCGCCCCGTGGGGCACGTGCTTACTCAAGAAGAGGTTGACTATCTAAGAAACGACGTCCAAATAGTCGCAATGGCACTTGCTGTCCTGTTCAAGCAGGGATTGAAGAAAATGACAGCAGGCAGCAACGCCTTTCACGACTTTAAATCATTATTTGGAAAACGTAAGTTTGAGAAGATGTTTCCAATTCCGGAAAACGATGCAGAAATTCGTAATGCGTACAGGGGCGGTTTCACCTATCTGAACCCCGCATTCGCGGAGAAAGAAGTCTTTGACGGGCATGTATTCGACGTCAACAGTCTTTACCCGTCTGTCATGTATTATAAGATGATGCCGTTCGGCGTGCCGGTGAGGTTCGTGGGCAGGTACGAAGATGATGCGATGTACCCTCTTTACGTTCAGCGGATAAAATGTCAGTTCGAGCTAAAGCCGGGGAAGATACCCACTATTCAGATAAAAGGAAATCTGGCTTTCATTCCCACTCAATATCTTTCCGACAGTGGGGATGAGTTCGTTGAAATGACGCTGACCAACGTGGACTTGAAGTTGCTCTTTGAGCAATACGAAGTTTACAACATCGAGTATCTGGACGGCTTCAAGTTCATGGGGGCTTATGATCTTTTCAAAGATTATATCGACAAGTGGACAGCGGTGAAAATCGAAAGCACGAAAACGAAGAACGCTGCCATGCGGTCTCTAGCGAAACTGATGTTGAATAGCCTGTACGGAAAGTTCAGCCTGAATCCGAAAGTGCAAAGCAAAATCCCGTACTTGGACCGCGTGAACAATGTCGTAAAGTACAGGCTGGGCCCCGAGGAAGAGCGGGAGCCGATATATGTTCCGTTAGGCGCGTTCATAACCTCATACGCACGCGAAATCACAATCAGAGCAAGTCAAGCTATCAAGGATTTGAGCATTAAAAAGTACGGCAAGGATATGTATATTTACAGTGACACGGATAGCATCCACACGCTGCTGCCCGTTGAAGATGCGGAAACAATTATTGAAACGTCTGATACAGAGCTGGGAAAATGGGCACACGAAAGCGACTTTGTTGCCGGGAAGTTCCTGCACCAGAAGTGCTATTGTGAAGCTGAAATAGTAGACGATGAAGAGTACGACAGGCTATTTGCGGATGAAGAGACGCGCAGCCGCTGCACGATTTTTGACAGCGTAAAAACATTCCTCAAGGTCACGAGTGCGGGAATGTCCAGCGGTTGTTATAAATATGTCACCTGGGAAAATTTCCGGACGGGCGAAGCGTTCCGGGGAAAGCTGCTTCATCAAAATGTTGAGGGCGGCGCGATATTAAAAGCTGTTGACTTTACCATAAAGTAGTGGTATAATAGTATTAGGCCCGAAAGAGAAAGAAGCGTTACCAATAATTCCGATGTTACGCGATGAAACGCGCGGATGCGGCGTGGGTTTAACAAACTTGGCGCTTCCCTCTTTCGGTGCCGATGGAGGTAATTCGATGGATTCAAATATATTCTGGGATATGCGCCGCACAATGACCTACAACAGGTTTCTAAACTTCATCGTTGGAAACCGTGGCGGCGGCAAAACTTATGGTTTCAAGAAAATGGCGATAGAACGCTTCATAAATGGAAAAGGGCAGTTTGCATATATCAGACGATACCAGACAGAACTTGACAGCACACTCCCGACTTTCTTTGACGATATCGCCCCGGCGTTCCCTGACTTGGAGTTGCAGGAAAAGGGCGGCTACTTCCTAATAAACGGCGAAGTGGCTGGAAAGTCATTCGCGCTTAGTACGGCAGCGGGGAAGAAGTCGATAAGTTACCCCGACATTACGTTGATAGGGTTTGACGAATTTCTAATCGAGGTTGGCAGCTACCGTTATTTGAAAAATGAAATATCGGCGTTCACGAACCAGCTTGAAACGATAATCCGCATGAGGGATAATGTTACAGTGTTCTGTATGGCGAATGCGATTTCAATTACAAACCCCTATTTTCTCAACTATGATTTGAAAATGCCTAAGCCGGGGGAAATATGGCGAAAGAACAATCTAATTCTCGTAGAGAACGTTGTTAATCCGGAGTTCGTGAAAGCGAAACAGGCTACCCGCTTAGGTCAATTGGTGATGGGAACAAGCGAGGGAGAACACATTATCAACAACGCTTTCTATCTGGATGATAACACATTCATAGAGCCGCGAAGCAAGAACGCCAGAACCTTTATGACACTGGTTTACATGGGGCAGAATCTAGGTGTGTGGGCAGACATGCAGGAGGGGCGTGTGTGGATTTCGGAGAAGTATGACCCATCTGCATTCACCTACGCACTAACAACGAAAGACCACAAGCCCAATATGTTGCTTGTGACTGCTAACAAGTCGATGTTCAAGCGTTGGGTTGTTGAACCATTCGAGCAAGGAGCACTAAGATTTGAGACGATGAACATTAAAAACAGCATTATGCAAGTTATGAAATGGAGAATTTGACATGGCAAAGAAGAAAGTGATTGATGCTTGGTATCTCCAGTATGAGATGCTGAAACGATTCTTCCCGAAAGACGATGTGCACATGGAAGATAACTTCCTCCTTGCGAATAAGCTTGTATTCGCGCTCAATATTATTCATGATGCTGGAGAGATAACAAGCCGCACGGAAGCCGAGCTAGAAGCAATGGTTAAGAAAACATTCTCTGTAAAGTGGTGATGAAATGGCTTATAGCACTTATTTAACTACGGGTTCTTCCGTAAAGGTGACGGCCACATGGCCCTCATACAGCGACGGAACCCCGCATAGAGGGCAGGATATTGTTGTATACACGAACCCCGCTTATATACGCGCCTTGGTTGCCGGAACGGTGCTACGTTCAGAGTTTGGGAGCGGAAGCAATGCGAGCTACGGGAACTTTGTACAGATTCAGCACTCGGACGGCTCGTGCAGCTTGTTTGCACATCTTGCAAGCCGAAACGTAGCGGTTAGCGACACCGTAGCGCCCGGAGACGTTATAGGAATCATGGGCAGCACCGGGAATGTCACTGGGCCACATGTGCATGTTGAATATCAGGCAACACCGTGGGGCACGCTACAAGACCCCTCTTTGATAACGGGTATCCCAAATGCGGTGGGAACTTATGAAACGGTGTATGGCGGAGGGGGAGGCCCACCTCCAGACCCTACACCGACAGACGAATGGACACTTGTTCTTTCTTCTGTACTATTTGCTGATGGACGAGTTAGGATATTCCCTACAAGCAACGATAGTGGCGGATGGGTGTACTTCAACAACAGTCGCTTTTACCGCTCGAACTATCCGGCGCTTGACCATTTTGAAATCTGGGATTCTGGCTACTGGGCTAACTACAACGGCATTGTCTCGATGGAAGTTGGATTGTTCAACGTAGCAGCACTGAAGATTTAGGGTGATAAATATGTGTGGAATTAAATGCTGCCCTTATAAAATGATGTCCGTATGCAGTGCGAATGGTGCCCGAACCGTGAGCCCGGCGAGTTTGATTTTGGTGATTACGATGAATTCGAAGATTTCGATGACTTCGAAGATTTTAATAAATTATAGAAAGAGGTAATTGAAATGAAGCTGAAAGATTTAGTGGAAGTCCTTGCCGGGTATGATGCTATTATGATTAGCCTTTCAACAGAGATCGGCTATGCAGAACACTTCTATACAAGGGCTTGCGAAATCCCCACGAGCGTGCTTGAATGCAAAGTTGAGCGCGTAAAGAAGCGCGGCAACGTGTTTGCCGTTGATGTCAGTAAATTCGCGTAAGCGTTTTATAATTCAAATATGGAGGTTAATAATGGTAAAACTCACTGAAATCTTTATCCGCAAGGGAACCGCCGCCCGTCCGGGCAGGGCGATGTCTCCTAAGTTCATCACGATTCACAACACCGCCAACACGAGCAAGGGCGCGGGCGCGCGTAGTCACGCCAGCTATATGACCGTTAACGGCGGGCAAAACAAGAGCGTTTCGTATCACTACGTTGTGGACGATTCCGAAATTATCCGACTGATTCCCGATACGGAAATCGCGTGGCATGCCGGAGACGGTGCAAAGGGCGTGGGCAACTTGCAGAGTCTTGCAATCGAGATTTGCGAGAACCCCGAAAGCGATTTGCGCAAGGCGACTGACAATGCCGCTGAACTGACTGCGCGGCTTATGTCTGACTGGAAAATTCCTCTTGCTAACGTGGTACAGCATAACCGCTGGAGTGGCAAGGACTGCCCGCGCCGCATTCGCAAGGGTGAGCCGTACAGCTGGGAGCAGTTCAAGAAAGTTGTACAGATGTTCTATGACAAGGGCACTAAGCCGCAGGGCGGCAAAGACACGATTGCTCCTGATGGCGAGCTGTTCACAGTTCAGACAGGTGCTTTCAAGAGCAAGCAGAATGCTGAAAAGCATGCGGCAGACCTGAAAGCAAAAGGTGTTGACACAATCATCTCTACCAAGAAAATCTAACCTACACAC